AGATGCATTTTACCTATTGTTTTTTAAATTGTGAATAAAAAGCCTACCTGATTTGATACTCGGGCAGGCTTTTTTTTGTTAAAAATTATTATGAAAAAATACGAACTACAATATACTAAAGGAGAAACAGGAGTTTTTAGAATGTCCACGGTAGAAAGTCCCGCGACAAGAACTACTCTAGTAATGTTTGACGACGAATCAAAATTGCTGCAATTTGCCGATGAAGAAAAGCAAATAATCTATTCAGTTGCGATGAGACCTAATATATTAATTCCAAGAAAAGACATAAACGGAGAGCCCGCAATGGTTTTTTATAGCGAGGAGACAGTTGAGAATTTGCAGCAAAACTTTTTTAAAAATAATAGTCACAACGGAGCTACTGTCAATCATGATGGAAAGATCAGAAGTGACATGTATATTTTTGAAAGTTGGATTGTAATGGATGCGGAAAGAGACAAGGCGGCAGTTATTGGAATGGATGTTAGAAAAGGTGATCTTGTCATGGCGCAAAAAGTTGATAACGCAGAAGTTTGGGCAGACATAAAATCAGGAAAATTGCAAGGCTTTTCAATAGAAGCATATTTAGAACCAGTATTAACAGAAGAAAAAAAGATAGAAATGACAGACAAAGAATTTAACGCACGCGTTAAGAAAGTCCTTATGGCCGAGGCTTTAGGCGACATGTACATGGTGGGGGAGAAAGCTTACTACCTAGATAAAAAAGAAATTGGCGGTTTGCTTACTGACATTGACGGTGTTCCATTTGCAGGCATTACAGAAACAATTGACGGCTTAGTAATGACAACCGACGAGAACGGATTTGTTATTGACGCGGTTCCATTTGTGGAGGAAGATGCAGAGGAAGAAGTTAAGCCAGACATGACAAAGATGATGGATGACTTGCAGGCTGAGAATAATGATCTTAAAGCGCAAATTGTATCATTAAAAGAAGGTAACACTATGATGTCAAAAGAAAATGCTGCCATTAAAAAGGTATCAATTGAAATGACTGAGGAGTTAAAGAAGGGGTTAAAGCCAGCTTCTGACGGTAAAAACGTTGAAGAAATGAGCGCGTTGGAAAGATATAGAGACAAGAAAAACAAATAAATTAAACAACTATGGCATTAACTTACAGCCCAGTAGCACTTAGAGGAGAGGCAGTCTCTCCAATCATTCAAGAAATATTTTTCGCCAATAAAACGGTTGAGAAAGGTATTGTAAACTTTGCCGATGACGTAAAAGCATCGACAATTATCACGGAAACTTCCGTAAATGTGGTAGGTCAGGCCTATACGGGTGAAGCCTTAGCGTCAAGCGGCGGGCCTGTTTTAAGAGACCGTGTCGCTAATCCTAAGAAGATTGAGTACAAGTACACTTTTAAAATGGAAGCGTTGAGACAGTCTCGTTTCAACAGAGACATGGCATCTGGAGCTTTCAATATTGATAGCAACGAGTTTAATACTCAAGTGTTACAATTGACAGGACCTAAGACATCACAAGATGCCCAATTAAAATTCTGGGCAGCATTTTCTGCAGGCGCTCAAGCATCAATTGCGGGATTAACAGCTAATGCTGCACAAGGTAGTATTTCTGCATCTGCAAAAGCAGCAGCAGCAGGATACACAGCTGATCCTGCAGGAGTAGACGGTGTTTTGTCAAGAGTTTTGTTTGATGAAGTAGCTTTAGGGGCTTACATTAAGGTAGCAGGAACAACTTTGACATCTGGAAACATTGCGGCTGAATACGGAAAAATTTTCGCAGCAGTAAGACCAGAAAGTTTTGAAGCACCTGAATTACCAGTTATGTACGCACCTTATGCGCACAGACAATTGATCTTAACTGCAAACAATGCAGTAGGTGCAGCTCAACAAGTAAACTTCTTAGTTACCGGAACTGGAAAAGCGGAAATAATTTCATTTAATGGAATTGTTATTGAGTTTGTTCCATTCCCAACAGGATTTGTTTATGTTCAAAGACCTTCAGTTATCTTTTTAAGCACTGACTCTTTAGCTGACGTTGCTTCATTTGAAACTGGAAAAGTAGCGAACGACAGTGATGTAATGTTTGTTCGAACAATTTACACGTTAGATGCTACTGTAATGTCACACCCTGACGGTGTACTTTACGGAGGATAATATTAATAAGGGGTATGAAAATTACCCCTTTTAAACAAAAAAATATATGGCCATTTCAAATTTAGGGGCGTTAAATTCCCTATCCGATTTACAGATACCATCTGGATATACAAGACCAACGGTGGCGGCTTTTAATGATTTTGAATATGTTCGAACGGTGACTTTAAACATAGCAAAAACAACAGTCGAAGCGGCAACTCCACAGGCAACAATGCTAGCCATCTTTAACAATTCAACAGTTGGAATTAATAAGCAAATTGTTGATTTAATTGCTTTGGATTTTTTAGCAACAGCAACTGTAACAACTTACGGACAATTAATTTCGCTTACAACAAATGTTGAAGTAGGTAATTTTAATGATCCAAATTATCTAACAAATGCAGCGGTATCTTATAAAGCAACCGTCAACATTTACGTAAAAGCACTATAATTATGAGCCTTACAAAATCAAGATTAATAAGCCGAAAGGCTCCTATGAAAGGTATAAAAGCGGTATCTTTTGCGCCGTTTCTTGCATCAACTCCAGTTGTAAACACGGTAGCGGGTGTGGTTGCATTACCTGCAATTATGGGCGCGTTATCTATAGCCCGAGTAGAGGTTAGAGCAACCGCCAACAATCTAGTTGAGACAGGAACTTTCGACGAAGCGACAAGAACAAACGAATATGTAGGTGTCAATACTTTTTTTATTCCTGGTAATGATTTGACTTTAAGAAACGAGATTCAAACAGATTCAGGCATTTTAAAAACCATTTTTATTGAAGATTACAACGGAGTTATTCGTGTACTTGGGTCTTTAAACGGATGCGATGTAATGACATTAGTTAGCGGATCAGACTCTCAAGGATTTACCGTTACAATTAATTCAAAAGAAATTGATTTAGCTTATACCTTAGCACCAGCGGGTGTAACGGCATACAATGCAGCATTATTGCCAATAGTTTAAAGGAGGGACTTATTGCGTGATTAGAGCGCGCTGTGTATTACAGCGCGTTTTTTAATTTAGTTTATTTAACACATGGACATACTAAGACAAAATTCAATCCCATCGTTTGAAATAGTACCGAGATACACTTTGGACTTATCAAAACAGCTTAAATTCTTGCTAATTAACGAGAACACAAAGGTAGCGAGCCAGATAATAGCAACAGTTACCTTGCTAGACAACGAAAATTACAAGATTACTTTTGCAACTTTCCCAATATCAGCCGTTGGCGATAAAATTAGCTATACTTTAATTGAAAGTATTAGCGAAAAAATAGTATCTTTAGGCAAGATTTTAATCGTAGGAGAAACAGAAAGCGTGCAAAACTACTCTAAGATTTTAAATACAAAATTCTACAACTAAATGGCTAATAAAAGAGTATCATATACCGAACATTCAGCATACGATAAGGGTATTACTAAGGCTAATTTAGCGCAAAAATATACTTTAAACGGCGAGAATAACAATAATTTTAAAAGGTATCGCGATTCTTACGATGACAGCCCTACCAATGCATTTATAATTAAGACAATTGTAAACTACATTGTAGGCAATGGATTAATTGACAAAAGCGGATCTTTAAATCCACATGATTTTATTAGTAAAGCTGATCTTCGAATGATTTGTCTTGATTTTAAGCGGGACGGCAGTGCATTCCCTCAAGTTATAAACCTTGCAGGCAAACCAATTAAAATTAAGCATACACCTACTGTTAGAGTCGGATTACAAATTGACATCAATAAAAAGAGTTCTGACTATATGGATGTCACGGGCTACTGGTATTCATTCGATTATACCGAAAAGACAAAGTTTGTGCCGTCATTTGTTCCTAAATTCTCAAGGCATACAAACGAAAATGCAATTGAAATAATTCATATAAAAACTTTAAGCTCAGAGCCTTTTTTCCCTTTTCCTGATTGGTTCAGCGGGTTTAAAAGCGCGCAAATAGAAAGTGCATTAATTGATGACGCTGTTAACCATATTACTAGAGGCTTTCAAGGCAAAACAATTATAAACATCAATAATGCTGGGATGATATTGAATGAGGAGATTGAAGAAATAAAAACAAAAACTAAAGAAGATTATATTGGTACTAAAAATGGGGATGGTGTAATAATTTCTTTAAACGATGGGCCACAAGATGCGATTATAATTGATACAATTGAACCACGTGGCAGAAACGAGCAGTTTGTCACTTATGACGAGACTGCAGAGTTTAAGTTGATGGCAGCGCACCAAGCAATGAATATTTTATTTTCAAGACCCGGAAGTAGCGGATTTTCAAGCAATGCTGACGAAATAGCAATGGCGACAGATTCTCTTTATTTAGGAACGATTAATCCATTGCGTGAGATATTGCTTGATGATTTTAATTTGATATTTAAAAAAATTAATCCTAATTGTGAGATTGATTTTGTGAATTTTGGTCAGGAAAAAGTAATTGTTTCAAAAACATCAACAGAAAATGAGTAAATTATTAACAGACATATCTAGTATTTCAAAATTAAGCGGGTTCGACGCAAACATTGACAATGATACTATTTCACCATTTATTTTTATGGCTCAAAATAATGAGATCAAAAGAATATTAGGCGACGCTTTGTATTTAAAAATAGTCACGGATTATTCGTCCGTTGCAGGATTACAAGGAAATTATTTGCTATTGTATAATGACTACATTGAAATAATTTTAGCCTACTTTACCTGTTCTTTTTACCTTCAACTAGGTATTGTAAAAGTTTCACAAAATGGCGCTTATTTAGTAACTCCAGAAAAAACACAACAGACACCGGATGATTTAAAAAAAATGGCTGATCGATATTTAAAATTAGCGGTAGGGCTTGAAATTAGAATGGTCACTTATTTAGATTTATTGAATTTACCAGAACGACCAGCACCTAGCACATTAAGAGCAAAGTCTAATTTTAATTGGAGAAAACCATGAGTAGAGTAGTTATAAACACCAGCAGTCCCAATGATGGGCTAGGCGATACTTTACGGGTTGCAATAACTCTAATTAACGAAATGACGTTAGAGTTATACAATCAAAAAGTTGATAAAGAAGCTGGAAAAGGTTTGTCAGCAAACGATTTTACAACTCTTTTACTAGACAAATTGAACGCAATTGCAGCAGGTGCCGAAGTGAACGTACAAGCGGATTTACTTCAAGAAGATGAAACGGCGGACGACTATGTAAAAGGCAAAGAATTATTTTTTAGCCTTACTAGACAGGCCGCACAAGTCGAAACGTATGCGGGAACAAGCGTGTTTACTTTACCGCTAGGCACAACAGTTGACAGGGTTTCATTAAATAGAATAGAATTGTACGAGGGTACAGTTGCTCAGGGTGGAGAGTGGAGCCAAACAACAGATCAAT